GTTTCAACTATGGACTGTATATGACCATAAAGCCTATCAAGCAGTCTCATCGCAAGCCAGATTGATTCTCTGGCCTCCAACTCTGTCGAACCGCTGGATTCCCAACGATTCATTAAATCTTTTCTTAATACGTCAAATGCTTCATTAAATAAAATATCATTCAGAAGGTTTTTGGCTCTACCCTCCCGCTCTTCTTCGTTCATGTATCTCCTATAGCCACCGCTCTATTTTGCTCACGCTCCAACTGTATCTCCTCTGCTTTCAACTGAGAATCTACTTGTAACTTAGCGTACTCCTGTTGGATTTTCTGAGCCTTTATTTGAACTTCAGCAGCCTTTATCTCTAATTCCTTCTGCTTCACCTGCATTTCCATCTGTGCCGTTTGCTCTTCTGGTGACGGGCCTTCCTGCTGTTGAGGAATGTTAGCCGGATTTGTAAGATAATCATCCACATTCTGGAAACCCATTGCCTTAACCAATGATGCACCAAGATTGTACATATTCTGAACAGAGACTATCGGTAACCCACCCTTCATTGCCTCACCAGCAAAATTAAGCATAGTAGACAAATGCATCATTTGCTGATCTTTATTACCCTGACCTAAAGCCACAGAGACAGTACAATCATACTTATCATTCCATACATCAGGACGTACCGGAATCCACTCGTTGCGTAACATAACCACTCTTTCTTTATCCTGATTCTTGTATAGTAATTCATATATCCTTATCATTAAATCTTTGACTCCAGTCTCAGCAAAGTTTCTGGCAATCAATTCTACACGGCTCTGTGCAGCCGACATAACAGCGTTGACAGCAGTGGCTGTAGTATGTGACGTCAGGGCGTTCTCATTCATACCCTGAGACATTCTTGAAACACCCGCCCTAGATTCTCTAACACCATCCAGATACTCAAGCATCTGAAATGAGTATGGTTCTAACGCAGGAGTATTCAGAGGCATAACAGCGTTGGGGGATTTAACTCTAACTACTCCACCCGGACGTTGGGTGAGTAGGTCATCGAGATTCGCCTGCCCTTCGAGTACAGCGAACCTTCCGAAATTCTGGTTATACATATTATCCATGAGGTTACGCATCAGTGTAGACTTCATCAACTGTAAGTCCATCACCAAATCTGCAATGGATAAACCAAAGAACTTATGTGGAATCTTTATTGGCGTAATTGAAACAAATGGTATGTTATCTATTTCTTCATTAGCCAAAACTGTAGAGCCTACAGTGCAAACCTTTCTTAGTTCTGTAATTCCATCATTATTGTAATCTGTTTTCAGAAATGACTCATGCAACCAGTACGTTCGTAAGCCTTCCTCTCCATAGGTGGCGTCACCACCCCAGCCCTCCCAGTATCGGGCTGATTTATCAAACTGGTAACGCTCTAGGCGTTCACCAGAAAAGTCTGCCATATCGTCATCTGCGCCGCCAAGGTCTTCTATCTCGATATCTTGATCGGGGTACATCTCCCTGAGTTCTGATAGAGTTTTAAGAACCCTATGGCAAACAAACCGAGCTTCCTGTATATCTTTAGCCTCTCGACTAATAAGGAATTCAGATGGGGGAATGTTTTCAATTTTTATTTTTCCGTTATAAGACTTACGCTTTATAACAATATCATGCTCAACTTCTCCATAATCATTATCATATTCAGAGTGTTCAACAACCTCAACATCTTTCTGCATAAGTAATGCTTGAAGACCAATCTCATCTAAGCCTTTGTATTCTTCACGCTCTTCTTCTTCGTACTCATCCCACCACACCTTTACAATTCCGTTCTTTGATAACAGGGCGTCAGTAAACCATGAGTACATGATTTCCCAACCGGGATTATCTTTGGTGAAAACGTAGTTTACATAGTCAGATGCCTGTTCTGCCATCTTAACATCTTCGGGGCCGTGAGGTGAGAATTTAACCATTTCGTCACCAGACGCAAACACGCGCATAAGCGATGGTTTAATCCACTCAATCGTATCCTGAACAGTAGAATCAACATACTGACTACGACCATCAACTTCATTACCAAAGGGAAGGCTATAGTAATACTTCATAGCCTGTTCGCGCTGATGGGAGATAGTATCCCCCATATACCCCAAAGAGTCGGAGATTTCCCCCCGAATTCTGGTAACCAGTTCTTCTTCTGTGATTTTATCAGCCATTAAACAATTCCGTAGTTCCTATATTCAACGTCTTTCGTCCATGCTGGGTCTTCTCCGGCTATAGCAAAGCGTTGGGATTGAAATGCATATCTTGTAGCAGACATCAGGTCATCCCTAATAGGAACCACCTTATTATCCTTCCTATGGTACATTCTAAACTCTTCAAACCAGTCATGGAGGGTGGAGAATACTTTGAATTTCCCCCCTTCTATAGATTGTAACATAGCCATTAAACCTTCTTCAATACTGCTGGAACCCTTGTTATTTCCTAATGCTGGAGGATTAGTAAAATGCTCCAACAGGAAGTTGCAACCAAGGTTCCGGTATTGGTCAGCAAGACCCGGATTTCCCATGCTATCCCTGCGATTTCCGTCATGCGGGTAGGCTATAGGAATGAAGTGCGGTCTTGTGCGTATGACCCCTGCATGAACAGTGGGCGACGCCTTGGACGCTCTGTAGCAATCGTAGATATAAAATATCTCCGACTCTCTATCAATAGCGCACCAAACAACCGCTGTAGGGTGATCCCATCCGAAATCTATTGCTGCTATTCTGGGCCAATGGTCTTCAATTGTAAATGGCTCAACCATGACCTTTTCTTCACCTAGGGGGAAGACCAATCCTGAACCAATTGATGGTCTTCCGTACCGCCGCATTTCCCTTTCGTGAGGTGAGTACGACGATAAAATCTGTTCCATTACCGACTCTGATAAATGCCCTCTTTTCCCCTTCATGGAAAAGATGCGCTCTGAAGCGTCATCCCATGTAGAGTTTGTCAGGGATTGACCGGATTTCAGGTTGTTCATAAATGAAGCAACTGTTTCGGTCATGCCGGATTCCGGGGTAAATGTCATATAGACCATTCCCCGCCTGTCCAACGTCCTTGTGACGGCCTGTGAATAGAGTTCTCTACTTGGTTCTTCGTCCAACCATATACAGTCTACACTACGGCCCTGCCACTTGTCAACCCCCATTTCATAGGCTTTAAAGAATAAAGAGGAGTTCCCCCCACTAACGTGCTTGATCAAAGCAACCGATTTGGCGTTTGGAACACCGGGCTTCCGCTCTGTTTTTATTATACATTTAGCCGGTATGGCACCGGAACCGAAAGCCTCTGGATCGTCAGGGGAACCCAATAATTCAAATTGTACAATGTCTCTGGTAGTTTCATTTGAAACACCACCAGCCCATGCTACTATAGGCTTGGTAAATCTTCGGCCCTTCCACCACTTTGGATAGAGGCCCGTACAGTGATAGGCCATCTCCGCTGCACCGCAATATGATTTTCCAATGCGGTTAGCAGCCATCAAAAGGCGCTGGTTGGCCTCTGAGCCTGTTTCGTGGAAATTCTGTTGGTAGGGGTAAGGGTCGTAGAAATCTAGTTTGTTGAAGCGTTCTCTATTTCTTATTTCCCTTGCTATTTCTACCGCTTCTTCCAGTTCCTTCCTTGTAGCCGGAGGCATGGATTGCGGCTGCTTGGCGCTCTGCGCCCTTTCTAGTTGCATAGCATTTTCCTTTGTCGCCGTATTTCCAACCCTGTTTTCCGCTCTTCAGGGTGCATGGTTGAATAGGCATTTATGTTAAATCCTTTGTAAGCCAACTCATAACAGAGTATGGGTCATCAAGAATTCCACCCCCTCTAATTTTAAGATTCATTGGAACACCACCACCAGTTCTAACCGCCCTTTTTATCTGCTCACGAATTCCAACTTTCTTTTCGGAATCCCTCTGTCTTAAATATTCATCGTATATCTTAGCAAGCCTTGCTGCACCAGTTGATCTCTCAGCAGCAGACATCTTTTTATGTGCTTCTCTTTCTATAACTTTAGTATTTTCCGGGCTTAAAATTCCTCTTGGATCAGACTCCTTGATAATATGGCCCACATCCCAATTCCTTGGGAATATTTGATTAAATAAAAACTTGTTTAATAACTCTTGATTTACACCGGGGTTCATCAGCCAAGGTCTTATCCTTGATGGAAAACTTTTAACACTCCTTTCTTTGGCATAATCGAACGCTCTTTGGGCACGTTTCAACTTTTCAGAGAATGGTCTATTAAACTTTCTCTTTGCCCTCTCTTCTGGTGTGGATTTTTTAGGGGCGTTTTCTAACCTCTTTCTTCTATCCGCAGCAGACTTCCTATTAAGAGCCTCTTGATATTTTTTTACTAAATGATTCTGCCTTTCCGTCCTGAGATGCTCTGGAGTATTTCTTGCTATCTTTGTTTCATCATAACGCTTTTTGGCATAACCCCTTACCTTTGTACCACCCTCTTCAGTTTTATAATAATCCCTAGAGTATTTTTTCGCAGAATCGGCCCCCTCTTTAGTAGACCGCCTCTTTCTGGCATAATTTCTCCCATACTCTGTTTTCTTTTCAGCGGGGATACTCTTCCTATATGCCTTTTGTTTTTCTGGATTCCTTTTTCTCCACTCCCTCTGAGAATACGCTTTCTTTATCTGCTCATCAGATAAACCCTTATTGCCTAAATCTGGATATTTATCCAGTATTTTTGTAATATCTCTTACACCACGAACCATCTCAGTTCACCAGTTTTGGGATTTCTGAGATATCAGATGTTCCGATTAAAGCCTCCAGTTCACGCTGTAGTTCATCTGTGGATGCTGTTTCCACATGAGAGATTTCCTGCTTGATCTTCTCTGTGGGTTTAAGACCGGCTCTGTCCAGAACGTCCTTTACGGCACCCAGACGGACGGACTCCGATTCGGCGTTCTGTGCCAGTTCATTCAATTGGGCTAATGCGCCCGGTACGCAGTCTTGGATCATCTTGCGTTGGCGCTCTTCAATCTCTTTGGAGAACTTGTTCTTGAGTTCATATCCCCTTTGTTTAGCATGGGAATACCCAGCCATTTCAGCGGCTCTGGCCGCTTTACCAGTCAGGCAATATTGTTCTATAAAGACTTCCTGCTTCTCAGTACGCACCTATTCTTCTCCTCCGTCTAACGTCCTCACCAAATGCCCCACCTAAAATTCCAGCACCAATAGCGCCCTTACCTAAGCGACCCCCTTGCTGTGCAAGCCTTTGCCTAACAAATTCACTAGGTGCCCTCTCACCCATCTTTCGTCTTGTAGCACCCATTATAGCAAGATCACTTTCTGTTGTTGCTCTTGGGAATGGAGTTTGAGTTTGAACGGATTGGGTTCCGAACCTTCCAGTTCTTGCCCCAGTTTCTATTCCTATTTCACGGCGTATATTGGGCGACCTACCAACATCCTTAAATTGTCTGGACATTGGGAAAATATCTGCACCCAAAAAGTTATATTTTGACCCTAAGTCCATAGCCTTTTCTAAACCCGGAACTCCAGACCCCTGCTTCATTTGATCCACAACGACCCATACTCCTTCCGGCTTTCCTGCCCCACGTTTGCGCTGACTTTGCTTTTTTACAATCAGTCTATTGTATGTATGCGCCCATAACCTGTCTTCAGATAATATATCACCACCTATAGAAATATAACCTCCTTCATCAATTATATTATTCTTTAGATGATCTATATTGTACAATCCACTTCCTTTATCATTAACCCCGTAAAGAACTTTATCAACTTCTTTATTTATTGCTTTTTTAGTGGTAAATTTATTTCGACCCTCTTTTGGGCCTTTTTCCCATTTAGAATTTTTTACTTTAGCAATGATTGAATTTTTATACTCCTCCTTACTTTTAAATCCCTTACCTCTTAAAACCTTAGCGTTAGCATCTTCCGCAAAATTTATCATATTGTCTTTAGTTAATGGCTGTTCCATCCTTATCCAGATATTCTTAAAATGGTATAACGGATGACTCTTGCCTTCCCTCATAAGGTCTTGTGCTGGCCTAGATTGTAGAGGTCTTGAGTTTAATGCTATCGGGCCTTTCAGATTCCACTCACCCACCACATAAGGATTCAGATGGGTCTTTATAGCGTCATCAGAAATCTGTGCTGGAATATCTAGTATTTTCCTAAACGGTTCAGCATTCTTAACTAAGTCATCAGAACTTGTGAAGGTTTGCCTTGGGAATATATGCTCAAATAACTCTTCTTCAAAAGCCTTCCTTCGCTTGTCATTAGGCATGAACTTTCTAAAAATTGAATCTATATAAGATAGGTTAGCGTGGACTTCGTTTCTTAGAGTGACCGCTCTAACATAATCTTTCTTCCCACTTTTAGTGAATCCGGGCTTGCCCCACTTATCTACCTTTCGAATTTTATCCCCTTTCATCAAGGTTTCCTGCATATCAAACATACGCTCCAAGTCTTTTACGTTTGATGGAGATAAGCCATATTTCTGAAATAGATAGGCTTTCTGAGGGCTTGCAAACATCTTCGCATAATCCCCAATTCCACGTAATATACCTTGTCCAAGATGACCGGCCTTACCGCCACCATACCAATCCCTTAGGAACCTATCTGTTTGGTGGGCTTTGGCTCTTCTTGTAATATCCTGTGTTAATGCCAAATTACCTACATTTGGGTTATATGCACGATTTATCGCCTGTTGGGCAGTTGCACCTAATTTGGTAGCAGCCAAGGGTGTGGCGATATCCATTCCTAAACCGGCCATGTAAGCGATTTTCTCAGCCCTCTCAGGGTCTACCCCCTGACCTATGAGAACGTCACGTATAGGCTCATCCCTGAACGCCTGATAGGTGGCAGAGATTGGAGATAACGCATAACCTAAAGCACCCAAGGCTTTTGACCCAATTCCTGTTTCTCCTTCCCCAACCCCCATAAGGTCAAGAGATTGACCAACGTGTTCCTTATATACTTCTGGAAGACGCTTAAATGGGCTTAGGAAATCACTAGCATATCTATCAAACTTGTCAAATATGTTGCTCATTAGGAGATGCTTATATTGTGTAAAATTACCTTATAGTGAGTGGGTAGGATATTATATAATAGAAAAAATCAAAAGGGGGGCCGGTGGGGCCACTCTTTTCTTAACTGAAGTTCAAGACTGCATCAATCAGGGCGGGTTTGAAGAATAGGCAAGCAATGCCAACGGTTTCATGGCACTATAGTAGTGCGTTACCTATGATGCGTAATGTGTAGTAGTCGCAACGCATGGCACCCACTCCGAACCGGTTCGGCACACAGTGTGTGTGTACCTTGCACATCCCACATTGCATAAGGCAACCACGGCGACTATAATCAACGCACCACCCACGGCAATGGAGCAATCGATACCAATGTACGATTTAACCGACGCACGCAATAGAGCGGAATTGGTAGAGCATCTAAGACTCTACGATTACGACCGAATAGACATATTGCGATTCTACGAAGGCGACGATTTACCGGAATTTATTACATCCGAATACGACGCCATCATGCTAGCCAATGAGGTAGAAAAGGCATGACCACTGGAAACGTAGCACTAACACCAATCAGTAGTAATCGAAAGACTGGCCCTATGCCGGTATCCTACTCCACAAGAGAGTGGTGCCCGGATTCATGCCCACTCAAGAAACACGGCTGTTATGCCAAGCATGGTCACACTGGCATTCACTGGCGCAAGGTAACAGCCGGTGAACGTGGTACCGATTGGGATACATTCGTTTCCAAAGTGCGCCACTTGCCGAAAGGCGGGATATGGCGGCATGACGTTGCCGGTGATCTGCCGGCAGAAAATGGCATTATTGACGCTGGTATGATGCGGTCATTAATCCGGTCTAATCGTGGTAAGGGTGGCTTCACGTACACGCACCACAATCCGGTGG